GAGGAATCATTGCAATGATTTTGAAAGAGACATCATTAGGATTAATTAAGAATCCGATCGTGTGTACATCCGCAGAGGATGTTCCGACGTCGTTAAAAAAAGAAAATCAGGAACAGATTAATCTTGCACTGATGGGATATATTAATGCACCGAAAAAAGTGATCGCTTATGTAATTCAGGACAGTGCGGAAGATTATTCGGAAGCGCTTAATTATTTAAAAACTGTTAAATTTGACTACCTTGTAGTACCGACAGTGGAAACGGACGAGCAGACAACAGCTGTCGTGTCATATGTAAAAGCGCAGCGCGCAGCAAATAAACTGATCAAAGCAGTACTTCCAAACACAACTGGTGATAATGAAGGAATCATCAATTATGCAACAGAAGAGGTGATGGTGAACGATAAAAAGTACACCACAGAACAGTACTGCGCGAGAATTGCTGGAATTATTGCCGGAACGCCGTTATCGATCTCATGCACATATGCGCCATTGAGTGAGCTGACAGATTGCAAGAGACTCACAAAAGAAGAAATGGATGCAGCCGTTGATGCAGGGAAGTTTATTGTCTGGTGGGACGGCGAGAAAGTAAAGACAGCAAGAGGTGTGAACTCATTAACCACGTTAACGGATAAAAAGAATAAACAGTTTCAAAAAATTAAGGTAGTAGATGTCATGGATATGATCGCAAATGATATCCGGATGACGGCAGAGGACAGCTACATCGGAAAATATCCAAACAAGTACGACAACAAGTGCCTGTTAATTTCTGCTATTAGCAATTATTTTGACAGGTTAATTACGGACGACGTAATCCAGTCCTATGAAATCGGAATTGATGTCAGTGCAAACAGGGCTTACTTAAAAGATAACGGGGAAAATGTAGATTCCATGTCGGATGATGATATTAAGACCGCAAACACCGGATCTTATGTATTTCTGACATGCAAATTATCAATTCTGGACGCAATCGAGGATATTGTGCTTCCAATCGCAATTTAAGAAGGAGAAAGATCATGGATGGATTGAAATACAACTCAGATAAACAGATCAATGGTACTTTTGGAGAATTATGGATTGACGACTACTACATGGCAGAAGTGACGGGTCTTGAAGCAAAAGTGTCCATTGAAAAATCAGAAGTGAAACAGACAGGGAGTCTTGCGAAAGGTCACAAGGTAACCGGCATCGACTGTAAAGGAACTGTGAAATTAAATAAAGTTTCATCATATTTCATTAAGAAAATGAGCGACAATCTGAAAGCCGGAAAATCAACGACCTGCACAATTATTACAAAATTAGCTGACCCTGCATCAGACGGAATAGAAAGAATTCGTTTGACAGGTTGCACGTTTGATGAAATGACGATAGCCAGCTGGGAAGCGAAAAAACTCGGAGAAGAAAGTTACCCGTTCACATTTACAGGATGGGATGTTTTAGACACAATCGATACATTTTAGGAGGAAAAAAGCATGAATTTAGTAGATGAATTATTAAAAGCGGATGTAAAAAAAGCGGAAGAACTGGAAACAGGTGTGTTTAAATCACGCAGACTTGCAAAAATTCTTGAAACAGATGAGCCGGTGGATGTAAAGATCCGTGAAATCAAAGCAAGAAGATTAAATGATATTGCAGCACATCAGATTGACAGTAATGGAAAAGTGGATTTCTCAAAGGTGTATGACGCATCTTTAATTGCTTGCGTGGAAGGATGTGTTGAGCCAGATTTAAGAGATAAAAACTTGCAGCAACATTTTGGATGCGATTCGGCGATTAAATTAGCAGAAATGCTGTTTGGCATGGAAGCAAAAGATATATCATCGGCAATTTCGGAATTATCTGGAGTGCTGACAGAGGAAAACGAGGAAGAAATAAAAAACTGATTGAAACGAATTGGGAGGTGCAATTAATGTACCTCCTTTTTCGTTATCACAACATGAAACCATCAGAGTATTACCGGATGGGGTATGGAGAGAAACAGGTAATACGAGCGTTTATGCACTATGAGGCAGAAAAACGCAAGGAAGAAGCAGATAAAATTGAAACCATGAGCAATCAGTAAGGAGATATTATGGCAGGGAAAATAGTAGACGTAACGCTCCGACTGATTGACAAAATATCCAGTCCGCTGAATGCAGTCGGGGCAAGTTTAAAAGACAGTTCAGGTCAATGGATCAAAGCTGGAAAAGACATTGAAAAAGCGGGAAACAGCATATCTGCAGTCGGAGGAAAACTGACAACTGCAATCACAGTGCCTGTGGCAAGCATGGGTGTGGCAGCAGTTCAAAACTTCGGTAATGTGGATAAAACGCTGAAGCTTGTTGAATCAACGATGGGCGATACAAAATGGGCGACAGGTGATCTGGAAGGTGCATTAAAAAAAGCGGCGGCAAATTCTGTTTTTACAATGGATGAAGCTGCGGATGCGACATTAAATTTTGCAAGGCAGGGATTTGATGCAAAAAAATCAGCGGAGATGTTGGAGCCGGCGTTATCGCTTGCGGCAGGAACGGCAACAGATCTATCGGAAGTCACATCCGGATTAGGAAATACTTTAAAAGTATTTGAGTCGCAGGGATTAACAGCGAGCGATGCGGCAAATATTTTTGCCCAGGCACAGGCGCAGGCAAACACAACGACGTCAGATCTGTTTGAAGCAATGAGCGTCGGATCATCCATCTTTAAAACAGTAGGCTGGTCTATGCAGGATTTGGCAGCAGTCACGGATGTATTTGGAGATAACTTTATCTCAGGATCAGAAGGCGCAACCGCTATGAAAACCGGACTTGCGCGATTGGTATCACCGGCCAAAGATGGCGCGGCGTGGATTAAAAAGTTAAGTCTAAACGTTACAAACGCGGATGGAACCATGAAAAGCATGGTAGAAGTGCAGGGACAGTTACATGATGCATTTGCGGGGTTAACGCAGGAACAACAGATGCAGGCAGCATCAGCAATTTTTGGCAAGAATCAGATGGGGAAATGGCTTACTTTGATCAACACAGCTCCGGAGACAGTACAAAATTACAGGAACTCGCTGGATGATCTGGACGGTACAGCAAAGGGAATGGCGGACTCGCTATTGAGTGGTGTCGGAGGCTCGATTGAAAAGCTGAAATCAACGTTTGATGTATTCACATACAGCATAGGAAGTAACCTGGCAGGACCGGCGCAAAAAGGAATTGATAAGATCACAGGAATGATCGATGCGTTTAACAACCTGGATGAGGCTGCACAGAAAAACATTATGAAATATGCTGGGATCGCAGCCGCAATCGGACCAACAATCTTGGTATTTGGCAAAACAGTTTCGACGATCGGGAAAGTAGTGACGGCAGTCGGAAAGGTTGGAAAGGCATTTAAAACATTTGGTACAATCGCAGGACTTGTTACTTCCCCGGTCGGAATTGTGATCACTATACTTGCAGGACTGGTGGTTGCCGGGGTACTTGTATATAAAAATTGGGATAAAATAAAAGCCACAGCCACAAAGGTGTTTAGATATGTTCAGAAAATCATGCAGACATGTGGAGCTTCAGGTGATAGTTTGAAAGAAAAACTGACACCAATTGGAGGAAAATTCACAGAAATAGGCGAACACGCAAAAGCGCTGTGGGTGGCAATTCA